AGCGCGGTGGCGGGGCGCGTCATCACCGTTGACCGCGACATCGATCTGTCGACCGGTGCCAAGCTGCGGGTGAACTTGCCCAGCGGCAAGACCGAGGCGCGCGTTATCACCTCGCTCACCGGCCGGCGGGTAACTGTGGCTGCCAGCTTCAGTGAAGTGCCAGAAGAGACCTGAAAACCATGCAGTTTCTGGTGCGCAACATCACGCGCCCGGAATGGCACCAGTACCAGCTCGAATGCATCCAGCACGAACCGAGCAAGTTTGACGCCATCGACTTTGGCGCCGTCGTGGATATCCGCCCAATCAGCGGCATTCCAGTTGGCGTGCAGGCTGCGCCAGGCGCAGTGTTCGTGACGCAGCACGTTGTGATCGAGCAGGGCATCGCGGTTACCAACATGACCATCAGTTGGGACGCTGCGCCAGGCGCGGTTGCGTATGACGTGGAATGGCGCTGGGGCTCGCGCGAGTGGGTCAAGGTGCCGCGAACGGGCGAGCAGTCGGTTGACGTGCCCGGCATCTACTCCGGCCAGTACATGGCCAGGGTGCGCGCTGTCAGCGCCTTGAATGTCTCGTCGTTGCCGGCCACGTCGCTGCTGACGAACTTGCAGGGCAAGACCAGTTTACCGCCTGCTGTCACGTCGCTGACCGCCACTTCGCTGATATTCGGGATCGCGCTCAAGTGGACTTTCCCGCCAGGTGCGGAGGACACGCAGCGTACTGAAATCTGGTACGGCCAGGCGAACGACCTGGCCAAGGCCACGAAACTCTGTGATCTGGCCTACCCCCAGTCGGAACATGTCATGCAGGGCCTGCTGGCGGGCGTGACGTTCTTCTTCTGGGCGCGCCTGGTGGACCGGACCGGCAACGTGGGGCCGTGGTATCCGACCGGCGCTGGCGTGATGGGTCAGACCAGCAGTGATGCTGGGGCGATCCTTGAAATGATCGCCGGGCAAATCACCGAAACCGAGCTCGGCCAGAAACTTGTTGAAAAAATAGAGCTGATCGACGGCAACGGTCCAGGCTCGGTAAACGACCGCTTGGCCGCGGCAAAAGCTGCACTGGCCGATCAGATATCGGACGTTGGCGACGCGCTGGGCACTGTCAGAGCGGAACTGCAGCAGCAGATCGATAGCATTGCAGACCTCGCCGACTCCATGCCTTACAAGCCGGGCGAGACGTATTCGGCTGGGCAGGGAGTGCTGGGCGCTGACGGCATCATTTATCAGGCCACGCAGAACGTACCCGTCAACACGCCGCCGCCGAACAGCACGTATTGGCTGAACGTAGGCCAGGCAGTGGCCACGGCTGTGGGGTTGGCTTCGCGAGTGCAGACTGTTGAAACAAAGGTCACGTCCATTGAGGGCGTAAACACCGCGCAGTCACAGCAGATCACCGGCCTACAGAGCTCTTTGGATGGCAAGGCTTCGGCCAGCAGCGTGCAGTCGCTCGGTAATCGTGTCACAGACGCCGAGGGAAAGCTCTCAAGCCAAGGCTCGGCCATCACGGGAATCAACACCGAGCTGGCTGGTAAAGCCAGCAGCGCCACGGTGCAGGCGCTGGGTAACACAGTCACGCAGCAAGGCCAGGACATAAAGGCGCAAGGCCAGGCCATCACAAGCGTGACTGCGAGCCTCGGAAACTCGGGCGGACAGAACCTGTTTTTCAACCCTGCATTCAGCAAGGCGAGCGCAACGGCAGGACTGGCCGAGGGCTGGTCGGTTGACTCAAATGCGTCAGGGGGGACCAGCTCTGCCTCAATCGTTGCGTCCTGGCTGGTTGGCTCCGAAAAATCTCAGCGGGTAGATGTCACCGGGCTGAATCAGAGCTCTATCTATCGTGGGATTCGCACACAAGGTATCAACTACTGGCCAAAGGCGAAGGCCGGGGCTTCGGTTGTTGCGTCGTGCTATGTGCGTGCAACCGCAGGCCTGGTGTTCAGGATATTCCTGCAGGCAGTGGACGCTGCCGGGACGCCTATCGCTGCACCTTCTGGGCCTCTGGTCGTCTCTACTGGCGGCAGTCAGCGGATCAGCTATGACTATCCAAACCTTCCGGCAGGTACGGCGGGCGTGCAGGTCTACTTCCGTCTATATGGTTCGGACACTGTCAGCGCAGGCTTTGTGGAGTACACGCGGGCGCAGCTTGAAATAGGAACCACGCTTACCGGCTGGAAAGACAACACCGCAGTGCTGGGTGCCGAGCAATCGGCGACCTCTTCAGCAGTGGCGGCGCTGAGTTCCAGCGTGAGCCAGCAGGGCGCCACGATCATTGCTCAGGCATCCAGCGTGCAAGCGCTTCAGGCTTCGTCTCGGGACGACAATGGGGATGGCGAGCTGGCAGATGCCGTGAATGGCTACAACAGCGCAGCAGGCATTGTGCAGGAGGCAACAGTCCGAGCCACGCAGAACGAAGCCACGGCCAGAACGGTAACGCAGTTGACCGCATCGGTGGGGGCAAACACCGGCCAGATCACTGACCTTCGTGAGGTCGTCACCAGCAACCTCGCTTCTACGGCGACGGCCATCACGCAACTGACCACGAAGGTAGGCGACAACTCGGCAGCCATCCAGTCAGAGGCGACGGCCAGGTCAAGCGCCGATGGCGCGCTGTCCACGAAACTGGATCAAGTCCAAGCCACGGCCAACGGTGCGAGCGCAGCCGTTCAAACGGTCAGCTCTGCGCAGGCGGCTACGGACGGCAAGCTGACGGCGATGTATACCGTCAAATTGCAAGTCAACTCCAACGGACAGTACGTCATGGCCGCAATCGGTGCAGGGATAGAGAACGTTGGCGGGGTTCTGCAAAGCCAGATCCTCATGTCGGCTGATCGGTTTGCGCTGGTAAACACTTTGGCGGGCGGGGCGATATCGACACCGTTTGTTGCTCAGAACGGCCAGCTGTTCCTCGGCCCTACGTTCATCATGGACGGCACGATCACCAACGCCAAGATCGGCAGTTTCATCAGCTCGACTGACTATGTGGCCGGGCAGCGCGGATGGATTCTGCGCAAGGACGGGACGCTCGAGATCAACGGATCAGGCGCTGGCGGCGGCAGGTTGGTAGTTACCAATCGATCAGTCCGGGTCTATGACGCTAACAATGTCAAACGCGTGCAGTTGGGAGACCTCACTGAATGAGCAACGGAATGAGGGTGTGGGGCGCAGATGCTGCGCTCCAGTTGGACGAGAATTCGTTCACGATCCGGGTTGTGTTGTCGACGCTCGTTACCTTCTCCGGCACCACGAAGACCAGCCAAGACTTTGCTGTGCCTGGTGTCGGGCCGGGTAACGGTGTGGCAATCGTGATACCGGCTGGCGCTTACGACGGCAACCAGAGGCAGCATGAAACGGAACTAGTTGACGGTATCGCGAGGGTTTACAACCACACCAGAACTTACAGCTCGAGCACGGTTTCAGCCGGGACCATGCGGCTGCTCGTCATGAGATTTTCATAATGGCAGAAGCATACGGCCTGGAGTTTTCCAATAACAGCAACGTGGTAGTTCTAGACTCGCAATACGCGCGCCTGATGGTTATTGCTTCGGGGCGCTATCAGCCCACCGAGGAAAGCGGGCTCGGCTCGACCACCTACTTTCCTCGGCCTGTTACATCACAGGAACCGCCTCTGGTGTTTGTTCGGCCCGACACTGTGAATGCGGTTGCAGGCCTCTGCGCCATGCGCTTGGTCGGATCTGCGGGCAACTGGACCGGCTTCTATGTCCGAGCCTATGATGTGAACACCGCTCAGCCTAATGGTCGGTATTTTGTTGCTCAGTTCGAAGCGCAGGCGGTTGCTGAATTCGGGATGCGGCTTTGGGATGGCTCCACAAAACTATTGTTTGACTCTGGTACTTCAAGCGCGAACTTCACACGCTCATTTCAAGCGTGGAATTACGAAAGATTTGACTATACTAGTCAGAACCTTGTGCGTTGTTATTACTCAGTGCCGTTCAATTTCCCCGAGAATGAGTATCTATTGATTAACTCTTTTGGTATGGGGTTGAACTCGGGTAGTGCGATATCAAGGGCGCTGTATTGCTGGTGGGACTTTCCGAACAGCAAGCTTTACGCGATCACCATTGCAGCGGCCAATCCGACAGCATTCTTTCTACCGGCTGTATTCGCGAAGATGAATGTCTGATCCATCAATTTATTGAGTAACCATCATGCCTTGGTATAAGTCGGGGACGGTTTCCGTCACCCAAAATTCGAACGCGGTCATTGGCACCAATACCGCATTCATAGCAAACAGCCGGGTAGGCGATGGCTTTCGTGGGCCTGATGGTGGCTGGTATGAGGTGACCAACATCGCCAGTAATACCGCGATGTCGATTGCGCCGAACTATCAGGGCGCCACCAACAACGCGGGCGGGTACGCGCTGGCTCCGATGCAGGGCTACGTCAAGGATTCCGCTGATGCACTCCGGGCGCTTGTAAACCAGTTCGGCTCAACGCTTGCGGTGCTAGGCACTTCTGGAACGCGCGAGGGTGTGCGAGCAGCACTTGCGGCCGCCGCCAGCGGGAACAACAGCGATATCCTTTCCCTGTCTGGCCTGACTACGGCACTGACGATTGAGCAGGGCGGCACCGGCAAGAAGACAGCGGGCGAGGCGATCCAGGCGCTTGGGGGTATTCGCCTCGGGGCGGGCAACTCTTCTGCGGGTACAAGCCTTTTTTCTGGTGCGCCGCCCGGTATCGCATCCATCAGCTCTTCAAACAACGACGGAAATACCGCACTGCGGATTGCCAACGCAGCAAACAATAGCGCCTCAGCTGTTATGACGTTCATCCGTGACACGATATACGGTGTTCATTTGGGGCTGGATACCGACAACAAATTTAAACTCGGCGGGTTTTCAATGGGAGCCGTTGCGCGAGCGCTGTATCACGAAGGAAATGTAGTCGGCACGGTTTCTCAAGCCGGGGGGATTCCCACTGGTGCGGTTATAGAAACTGGAAACCTTAACGGTGGAACGTTCACGAAATACGCCGACGGAACATTAATTTGCCGTGGTATTTCGCCTGGGCAAGCTACTGCAAACAGCGCGGGAGGAGCAATTTATTATTCGGGCGGGGTGGCATTTACATTTGCCGCGCCATTTGTTGCGGTGCCTGCCGTAGTTATACAAGCCTTAACTACGGCGGGATATTTTTGTTGGGGGGCTGCCGAGGGTGCAGCAAGCACTACTGGCGTAACGGGGCGGGTAGTTTCCCCTGCTAATGGGGCCTCCTCATATCTATGTTATATTGCAATAGGAAGGTGGTTCTGATGATAGTTAAACTTGCGCCGCAACGCCGGGACGATACCTTGATTGTTGAGAAAGTAGGCGCCGTGTTGGTATTGAATGGAGAGGCGTTTGACTTTTCTTCTATGCCTGAAGGCTCGACCTTGCCCCGGATTGCAATTTCGTCTGAATGGTTTGCTGGTGATGTTGAATACGAAACAGAGTTGACTATTCACATTATCATGCCAGTTCCAGCAAATTATAGTCCGGAGCAGGCTTATCCAGTTGATCTTATAGATGTCCCTGACGGGATTGTGCAATTTCCCAAGCCTTTGCCAGAGGTTGCCCCACCCATATTTGTCATGAACGAGGTCTTGTAATAATGAGCAATATTGACTGGACCAAGTTAGTCACGAAAGAAATGAAGGACGCGGCTGTTGCTGCTCGCATCTTGGCTGATGCGAAGTCAGCGCTAAACAGCAAAAACAGTGCAGCAGCCTTTCAGATAGCGCGTATTCAGGACCGCATTGAAACGCTGGGCTATGGAATTGAGGCCGGAGAAGCAACCGAAGAAGAAGAGACCGAAGCGGCTGCACTCGCGCCTGTTCTCAAGGCCTGGAAGGCCTACAAGTTCGCGCTGGGCAAGGTAACCGCACAGCCTACTTGGCATCAGGCCCCGGTCTGGCCGGTTGCGCCTGCTATTCCAGAGATCGCCGCCGCACCGATGCTGGTGGAAGAGCCACTGGCCTGACGTACACCTGCCACCGAACCCGCCATCGAGCGGGTATTTTTTTGCCTGGAGAAAACCGAATGTCCATCACAGCGCAGCAGCTGCTGCAGATCCTCCCGAACGCCGGCCAGAGAGCCGGCGTTTTTGCACCCGTCCTCAACACAGCGATGAGCAAGTAACATGAGTCCGGTCAGCTGCGTTACGTCCGCGAGTTGGGCGGCAGCGCCTACCTGTCGAAGTACGACACCGGCAAGCTGGCTGAGCGCCTTGGTAACACGCCCGAGGCGGATGGCGACGGCCAGCTTTACCGTGGCCGTGGGCTGATTCAGGTGACTGGACGCAGCACGCCGCGATGTCGGCGGCGTGGTTCTGGCACCGGGCCGCGCTCAATACGCTGGCCGACAAGGGCGACTTCCTGACTATCACCAAGCGCATCAACGGCGGCACGAACGGTCTGGCTGATCGACAGGCGCTGTACGCCCGAGCACTTGAGGTGCTGGCGTGAAGGCCTTGCCGTGGAAGGCGGTCGGCGTGCTGCTGATCCTGCTGGCGCTGGCGGGTGCATTGTACGGGGCATACCGGCACGGCGTGACCGTCACCGATCTGGCCTGGAAGGCGAAGTGGGCAGAGGAAGTGAGCGCCCAGTCCGAAGCGGTGGCCACCACGACCACCGAGTACCGAACCGAAGAGCAACGCCGCCAGAAAGCGGCCAACCAGGTGGCAAACCATGCAAGGCAAAACCAGACCGCTGCGCTTACTGATGGCTCTGTCGATGATGCTTCTGGTGAGCTCATGCGCATCGAAGCCGGAAAGATGGCAGCAACCGCAAGTTGCATGCCCAGCGATACCGGAGCTTCCGAGCGAGGCAAGGCAGCCACCCGCGCCGCCATGGTGCTCTCCGACTTGCTCGGCAGGGCTGACGCGCGAGCGAGAGAGCTGGCTAAGGCTTATGACCAGTCCCGAATAGCCGGGCTGGCGTGTAACCACTTTGTCGAAGAGCTATCCAACACCACCAATTCAGCCAGGCCGTAGGCCGCCGGGGAAGCACTGTGAAGACAGCAACGAAGCAAGAAACCTACGACCGCACGATGAAAGTGACGTTGGCAGTGAAGGCGAACGGCGGGTCATCTGGAAAGACGGTGGCTATCAGCTGAGCATTCCGCCCGCGACCATCCGCTACGTGCCCGCTGCTGGCGCTGCGTTTGAGGTGTACGCATGAGCCTTCTGGTCAACCCGATCCCACGCCGCCAACCGATCCGGCGCGGGCTGGGTCTGCTCGGCGATAGCTTCTCGGGCAACTGCCACACCATCGCGGCGACGGCGTTTGGCACCGAGGCCTATGGCTATGCGGGCTGGATCGCGGCGCGTACCGGCCTGTTCCCGAGCTAC